ATCCGGTCATTGAAATAGCTGCATTGCTTTCAATCATAGGATAAAGAGGCATTAATCGTGTTCTCACATCACGAATATTTGCTGAAACAATGGCTGTAACGAGACTACCTACTCGGATAACTCCCAATGGAATAGCACCGCTTGTTAAGCCAGAAGTGAATGGTTGACCAGCAGCCAATCCTGTGACATTATATGGACTTCCATCTTTCCTGAACTCAATCAAATCATAACGTGGATTAGTAGCATCAGATGGAGGGATAATTAAATGAAAGAAAGAACCTATACTTCTATTGCCTTGCACAATACCCATACCTGAACCGATCATGATGTCCATCGTAGTGCCAGCACCTGATTGCCTGACATCCAATCCGTAATAAATACCTTCATGGTCGAAACCAGCATTCATTGTGTTAAAATCAATATTCTGAATAATACTTCCTTCTTTTAAATCGTGAAATTGTACCATGCTTCTTTTACCTCGCTCCTAGTATTTATATCTTTAGACATTCTGTTTTGCTTCTGCTCTTTCTTTATCATGTAATTGTTTATGGGCTTGACTTGAAAGGCATTCTAAATTTTCTATTCTATTATCTGTTTTGATATGATTCTTATGATGAATTACATATTCTTTTGGCAATCTTTTCATGTGATGATTCTCCCAAACAATAATATGTTCATATTGATATGTTTTACCAACCCTAACCATATAGTATCCATTATCTTCTTTGAAAAATCTTCCGCCTTTCCAATGGGGGTTCTTCTCACCAACACTCCAGATTGATCGCCATTTATCTGCACATTTTCTCGAACAGCATTTTGTTTTTTCTGCATGAGACCATTTAACCTTGAACTTAAACTTACAGATGATACATTCTTTGATAGTATTATGGTTAATATTCCAGATGTTTGTTTTATTTCCTTTTGGCATATCATCCAGTGTTCCATCAAGAAGTATTTAAGGACTTGTATCTTAAAGGCTATAAATGATGTTTTCATACGAAAGCCTCAAAACTTATCTCAATTTGTAATTCTTGCCCTCCGTCAAAAGTTATCGCTGGGAAACCCTCACGGTTGAACAAACTACCAGTAGATACTCCTGACGTATGGAAAACTCCAAACTCTGTTATTTGCAATCCGCTCAATGCTGGGGCAGACTTGTCGAACACCCACGTAACAAAACGTGGTGTTGTCAGATGATCTCTTGTAGTGTAACTTATTCTGTCGCCTGTGAACGCCTCCGTCACTAGGACATTATTGCCTGAATTAACATATCCGCTTCCAGTACCTAATCCTAAATACTTGGGGATATCCTGTGATCCTGCCAGAAACATTGCCATGAACTCAGCACCTGCACTTGTGAATACCATTATACTTGTCCTCCTGAAACTTGTGTAATCAATACTGTTCTTCCATCACCCATGACATAAAAAGGACTTCCTGTAAGGAATCCATGTAAGTCACCAATTCTTCCTTTCTCTGGATGACCGATAATATAACTGCTTCCAGTTGTGTTTGTCTTGAATCTCCAATATTGTGGAACTCTCATGCCGACTGATCCTGTGGACGTCTCTAGACGAGTGATGACATCGATATCAATAGTCTGGTCACCCTGTAGTTTCTTAATCGCCAGCATCATTTCTTTAATGGTGTCTGTGATGTCAGGTAGTTTCTTAGACACATTCAAACTGACTACTTTCTCTGAGAGATTGTTGCTTGTATTAAAATCATAAGTGACGTCAATGATATCATAAGTTTGATTATTAATACTCATGTGTGGCAAATCCACAACTATAGTATTTCCTGCTTGAAGATGAGAGATTGTTCTTGGTTGAATAGTGAGCTGTGCTTTTGGATCCTTTGAGGAAGCTAACGTTTGTTTCGCTAGGTCTTTAGCTTGTGTTGGGTCTTTGATATTCTTGTCTTGTATTACTTTTTCCTTCAGACCGTAAGTCGCTATGCTGACATTGTCACGGGCTAACTTGGCAATAGGTGTATCTCTATCATAGTTTATCTCCAAAGTTGAGCCTGTTTGTGGAATTGAATTATATCCTAATCCATTGCCGATTGGACTTCCACCAGAAACAAAAACTGTTAGTCTTTGATCGAAATCAATGAGGTAATCAATGCCAGATGTAGGTATAGCATTAACTTCTAAGATGCCTCCTCTTTGTACACTTCCATTGACCAAGACTTGTGTATTATGGGGACGATATCCTAATGTAAAAACGCTTCCTGCACCATCAGGTATAAAAGTTTCTCTTAAAGCTGATAATTGCCTATCACCATAAACATATACTTGATTAAATACATCTTGGTCAGTAGAACGAACCTGCACTGATATAATATTTCCGCTTGAAAGAGTGGTGTTGCTACTTAATGTTCCCCTTCTTCCGAAATGCAAGTCTTTGTTTTCATCCACATAATAACTTGCATTAACATAATCAGCGATTTGTCCAATAGCTTCAAAAACAGGAGTATGATTAAATCGAATATTCTTAATAGAACCTGTGGTAATTGCACCAGTAAAAAAAGAGCCAACATTTGCTGAACCAATCGCATTGTTCACATAATTTGCTAAAATATGCCTGACAATTGATCCTGCCTCTAAATTGTTGTAGCTCGTTGGTGGAACAGTGACATCCATCAATCGTGCTGAATAGTCTCTTCCTGTGAGTGTAACTGTTTGCTTTTGTTCATTTGATTGGAAGCGGATATCTTCCACAATGCCTGTGAATACTGTAGGTGCTAATCCATAATAGGTTTCAGTGCCTAATCCATTGTTATAAATATCCTGTATATTCGCACTGCCTAAAACAGTATTATAGAATCGCAAGTCATCGATCTTGCACGCCATCCAAAAGAAGTCAAATCCCGTTCCACCAGTTCTTTTACCCAATGCAACGTCTGCAATAGCAGAAGTAGACATATAGGAGTTTGTTGTTGATCCTATCAAAGAACCATTAAGATATCCAGTTAAAATTTTATTGGTATTGTCTTGTGTAAATGCAACATGATACCATGTTCCTGAAGTAAAGCTTCCTATTTGCAGTTTTGCTAGACTCGCTCCAGCTCCAGAAGAAATATTAACACTAACACTACCTGTACCTTCTTGATCCTGTGCAAGATCAAAGCCATGTGCTCTTCCAGTATCTTGTAAATCAATAAAGCGATTACCCGCTACATATGTTCCTTGCTGCAACCAACAAGCCACTGTTAATTGATTGAATGTAGAAGGATTAAAACCAGTAATGATGCCTACATTTGGACTGCCTGTTAAATTTAAAGCACTTCCTATTCTTCCCACAGTAAATCCAGCGCCACTATAGATGCTTCCTACACTGGAAGAAACTGTGTCATAGAAGAAAGAACCTGTGCCCTCGTTCATTCTCCATTGCCTTAAGGGAGTATATAAAGGGTAATTCTGTGATGCTATGGATACTTCGTTTCCGAGTGTGAACGTCCCACTATGTGTTCCATAATCATTTGGAAAAACTATGTCAAAATTAGAAGAAGAACTTGACTCAGAAACTGTGCTTTGTACTCTAGATCTCAATACATCAGTGTACTCTACTCCTGAAACAGTGTACTTTGTGTAGATGGTCATAGTTTTGGAATGATGGTAAATAGTCTTTGCTGGAGTGCGTCTGCTATGTCTTGTGCATCAACGCCAACGACCTTTTCGATATAAATTTGGATAGAACCCTTATTTCCACCCGACATCATATTCTTTAATCCCTGTCCCTTGGCTCCAATAATAGTATCATCTGGACTAAAACTTATAGGTTTCTGTCCAGGTCTGAATAAAAAGTCATTATATTTTTTAAAACTATTTGGTGTAGACATAAAGTCATTACCATGAGCATAACTATACTGTCCAGTTATTGGATCTCTTATCTGTAAATCACTACTGCCTCGATAACCTCTTGCAGCACGTGTTGAACCCGTTGCTCTTCCAGATTCCATTGCCAATCTAATAAGTTCTTCTCTGTTTCTTATTTCTCTTTCTAATTCTCCATTTAAGGCTCTTTGTGCATCTGTTTCTGCCTTTAAAGAGTCGATGACTTCTTGCTTTACAGGTAAATGCTCTGTTTTTATGAAGTCAAGAAAGTCTATATTTCTTCCAAAGTAGAGATTCAAAGATTCACGAACTTGCTGATAATTATCTCTGGTAATAAGTAACTGACCATTCATAATTTTCTGTACTAAATCAGCATTCTGCATTTGTACCTTGTATTTTTCTAATTCTGGATTATAAATTCCTAAAAATTGTAGTACTTGTTGCCATGCACTTAATTGTTGTTCAGTACCCATTCTAGCATTCATTAACGTTGTTTGTTGTCTGTCTAGTTCATCGTTGAGGAATTTAATATTATCTTTTAATTCTACGACTGTAGGGATAGTAGGTTTATTGAGGACATTTACATAACTTGTCGTTGCATCCTTTGCATTAAAGAATTTAGTAGCTAAGAATGCTAACCCAGCAACTACTGCAGCTATGGCTATGGCTATTCCTACAGCACCAGCCATTGATAGGTTTAATATACCCATAGCAACAGCCATTTTTTGTATTCCGCCTATTAATGTTGGCAAGGTAGCTATCAATCCTAAAGATTGAACACCTATGTTTAACATACTACCGAAGACTGCATTCTGTGCACGTGCAAGATTGTTCTGGGCTATTTCCAAGCGACGTACAGCAGTCTCCATGTTTAGATTTTCCTGCCTTAATTTAGCTGCGGCTTCTTGTGCCTGACTGCTATTCTCCCCGTATTTTCTCACAGCTTGATTGTATTCCACCTGTGCACCATTTAATTTCTGAGTTTGTTCTTGGAGACTCTGTCTCGATTCTATCAAACGTAGTTCAGCATTCTCAGTTCTAATCTGTAAGTTCTGATAGGAAGAAACAATGTTATCTACTGTACTCACTGCATTACCAACAGCAATTAATGAATTAGTAGACTCTTGAAAGGTTTTATTGGAACTCTCCTGTGTTTTATTCAGGGATTTTGTTCCTTTATCAAGATCTTCCAAGCCTCCACGAACATTATTCAGAGTTCTAGTAGCATCATCAACTGCCCTAATAAGTATAGATATTTCTGATTCAGCCATTATCTTCCACGCTTAGCCTTTTTGTTAGCCTTTTTCATAGCTTTTGTCTTCTTCTTGAAATAATCTTGGATAAAGTATAGTTCACGATATTTCAGTCTCTTACATTCTTCGAGACTCCATCCGAAGTTTTCAGCAAGAGTGAGGAATGTCTCATACTTATCTATTTCACTTTTGCTAGGGGAAAATTTCCTATTCCATTTGCCATGTGAGATGCTGTAAGCAAGGGCATAAATATCTTTGCTGGTAGCTTAGTGACATCTTCTAGAGTCATACCTGTACACTTCGAAACCATTAATTTATTCGCTTCGTTTCTCTGCTTGTCACTTGTGGATTCAAGGAAGTTCATAGCTTCGTCTGCACCCATCTCTAATATAGCATATGTCTTCCCTTCTAATTCAATTTCCATTGTTTATTCCTCCATAGATTGTATAAAAATAAAAAAATAAAGGGACTATACTATGTCCCCTGTGAATGCATTCGTTACTGAACCTAAACCTGCATACTGCACAGTGTTTTGCTCATCACATGCAAGACTTGTCGGCTGAATGGTCAGTGAGACTTCGTTAACACCTTCCATCTCTGTTGGCGCCTCTACATCTGTTAGTTTGCATCCACTATACATGAAGAATGCATATTGGCTTCCAGTCAATCCATCAGTGATACTCTTCGTGACTTCAATCATCATATTGAATGTAGTTCCACTTACCAATCGTTGTGTGTAGAACGTCTTGAAGTCCTCTGCTGTCTGGTCTAGAGTAAGACTCACTTCATGGTTTCTCGCCAAAGGCACTGGCAATGCAGTTACTTTCGAACCATTGGAGTAATACCTTCGTTCAATACTATTCGCAATACTTAATTCACCTGCTGTTACTTCTGTCACGACTGTACCTGAGGGAATATGCACTCGCACATCACTCCATACAAATGGTGCTGTGGTAATGGGTGTTGCGGTTGAACCTGCGGCGACTGTTCCTGAAGCATATGTAATATCCTGTGCTATGTATTCAGTTTCAGCTTCTAAGATGCCACCTTGATCCCAGCTTAATGTCCATGTGTCAATCATACATCCTTTAACATAACGAATGGATGAACTTCCTACCTGACCTATGCTATGTACATCTTCAACAGCGAAAGAAATGAATGCTCCTGAAGACCTTGATGTCCAGAAAGCACTTGTATCACTGTTCGTCTCTCTATATTTATGACCATAAGGACTAGGAGATCCACCATCAGTGATACTACCTAAAGCATACCCGACCATCTTGAAATCCTGCGGGTAATAACTGATAGTCCCATTGTATTCAATCTGTCCGTCTACGAACTCTTGAACATTTCTGCTCGTTGAATTTGTATATCGAATAGGCTGATAATTAAAATTCTCATCTATCTCATGCGATTGGACTTTGCCAATCCATTGTCCTGTTCCAGAAGGGTTAGCATATAACCCAGACTCCAGCAACATACTAGTAGCATTTTGATCTGCAATATATCGTTTTGTAATTTTAATCACCCCTGCCTAAGCATTGTACTACTATATCTTCTTTGAGTTGTGTCTCATCAAAATAGATTATTTTCCATCCATATTTTTCAAAAGTCATAGTTCTCTCCTTCTTCCATTCTTCTACATTTATCTTAGGAATTATTTCCTTATGTCGTCTACAATAAACTTCAACAGCTACCTTTTCACCATTCGTATTAATAAAATCAGGGTTTTTTCTTTCGATGAAGAATTTTCCATTACCTACAAAAGTATAGGGAAGATTATTTTTTTTACATATCTCATCGAACTTAACTTCTAAAGAAGACATAGGTCTACGAAGCAGAGACTTTCTCCAAGGACTATTGCCTTTCTTAAACCAATTCTTTTGACAGTTAGGATTATTTTTACTTGCTATACTATTTTTCTGTCTCTGCTCTAATGTTTTTTTCCTCCCTAAAAGATATTTATGCCCTTTGATTGATTCAGAAAAGCACTTTCTACCACAGTATTTTGATTTATCAGAAGCATAATTTATATAACTAGAATTACAAGAATTACATATCAAACTTATTTTCTTTGTTTTTCCTTTATTGTGGGCTGGTTTACCCTTTTTAGCAAGACTTATCTTTCTTCTACTTTCTATTGACATCTTACTACCTTTTATCATTCTTCCTCCATTTGATATAAATCTGGAATCTCTATCAACAGAATTGATCGTTCACTTGCTAACGCTTTTTTATACGCTTTAACTATCTGTGATGGCTTCTTCAAAACAATGACGTCAATGTTTGTACACATCTTCTTTATTGCTTTTGAATGGTCATTGTTATGCTGAAAGCCTGGAAACAAAGGTTTTACCGATCCAATGGCTGACCTTATAATTATCTTCGGTCTAAATTGTCCATCAGACATCTTTTCTATTTTATCTAAATGATTTATCATTTGATTCAGCGCTAGAAGTAAGAAGTCCAAACGAGGGTACATAGAGCATACTTTCATCCCTTCCAATGCCATTCCTATAGAAGCTCCCATCTGCATGTCTTCCTGCACAATAAATTCTATGCGTTGCACTTCTGGAATATGTTTAATAGAATGATATAATCCAGTGCCTTGCCAACGAACCGATTGTCCAAAAAAGATATATCCATCTTTAGCTAACAAGTCCATTGCTTCTTTAATGCGATCTAAATAAGTAGTCATGTGAACTTCACTTCCCGTGAGCCTTCGAATCCGTAATGTGGGTGTGACCTCTGGTATTTATAATACATTATCTTATTATCTG